CGGCCAGCAGCGCGACGGGCTACAGATCGGCCAGCAGCGCGACGGGCAACAGCTCGGCCAGCAGCGCGACGGGCGACAGCTCGGCCAGCAGCGCGACGGGCGACAGCTCGGCCAGCAGCGCGACGGGCTACAGCTCGGCCAGCAGCGCGACGGGCGACAGCTCGGCCAGCAGCGCGACGGGCAACAGCTCGGCCAGCAGCGCGACGGGCAACAGATCGGCCAGCAGCGCGACGGGCAACAGCTCGGCCAGCAGCGCGACGGGCGACAGATCGGCCAGCAGCGTCAGCGGCATCGCCGCCGTCGCCATGTCCATCGGCCGCTTCGGCAAGGCGCGCGGATCAGAGGGGGCTGCAATCGTGATCGTCTACCACGACGACGACGGGACGCTGCGGCACATCTTCGCCAGCAAGGTCGGCGAGAACGGCATCAAGCCGGACGTGTTCTACACGCTCGACGCCGATGGCAAGCCGGTGGAGGTGAAGTCATGAGCGCCACCATCGACAACCTGCGCATCACCCCGAGCGTCATGCGCGCCATCGATGACGCAGCGTCCAGGCGCGCCGACCTGGCCGCCGATGCCTACGACGAACTGCTGGCGGAGTTCTTCGCTGCAGTCGAAGCGGGCGACGCCTCTGCCGAGATCCGCACTCCGGACTATGGCTACGACTCGACGCTGGGTTCCGTGCTGGGCGATGCGCTGCTCGAGAACGACGACCGGGCGAGCGAATTCGTGCGGTTCCTGCGCGATGCGAGACGCGGCGAGGACGTGCAGTTGCGGGCGGACGAAATGCTTGCGCGCGTCGCGAGAGCACATGCCCAGTTCCACCGGAACGCCGTAGGAGATGACCTGTGAGCACGACCACCTTTGAATCGGCCCTGCGGATTCACGCGAACCGCATCAACACCGTCTGCCCGAACACGCGCCGGCTGGCTCGGCTCATGTGCATCAAGCTCGTCCTGAGCCAGAAGAGGGGCTGAGATGGAACCGCTCTTCACCCCCGGCCCATGGCGCCTAGACGACCCGATTCACGGCACGGTCAGGGCTGACTACCACTGCATCGACGCTGGTCGTGGCTACCTCGTGGCCGGCGGAAACGGATTCGGCATCGCTGGGTTCATGACCATCCATGACGCCCGCCTGATCACTGCCGCGCCGGATCTGCTGCAGTCGCTTCAGGACATGTACGCCGCCTTCGTGGATTGTGTCGAAGGCGGGCCGGAGGACGAACTGATGAAGTTCGCCCGCGCCGCCATCTCGAAAGCTCTGGGAGGCAGCCATGGGTGAGGGGAAGCAGACGGCGTTCGCTCGCTTGGCAGTCGTTGAGACGCTGCCAGATCGCGAGGCCGACTACATCGGCGAGACCTTTGTGAAGGCCGACAACGGCATCACCATCGCCCATCTCGCGAACTACAACCCGGCCGAGCGGCGAGCCTATGCGCAACTGTTCGCCGCCGCGCCCAAGTTGCTGCTGGCACTTGAGCAGATGCAACTCGCCTTCGGCGCCTATGCGTCAACGGCAAGGGCGAACGGCTGCTACCCGACGCAGAGGGAAGTTAACACGGCACAGCGACTCGCCCGCGAATTGGCTCGCACGGCTATCGCCGAAGCCACCGGAGTCCCCCATGGTTCATGACGCACGCCCGACCCGCGTAGTCGTGATCCGCTACCCGGAGCCGCTTGTCTACACCCAGGAGGTCGATGTCGGCCTGCTGGAAGACGACATGGCGATGCAGAAGGCCAAGCGGATGGCGCTGTACCCGGCGTTCCTGCCGTTCGCGCGGTTCTGGTTCAAGACAGTCCATGAGGACACATACCACCCGCCAGCCGCTGTCTGCACCAACTGGGCACTTTGGGGAACGCTGCCGGCATTGAAGGAGCACGCATGAGCAAGATCGAAGACGGCGGGCCAGCGTTCCCGGTTCCAGACACAAGAAGCGCTGAGCCAGGAACGTTCGATGAGATGCGCGCAATGGCGCGCGGCATGTCTCTCCGGGACCACTTCGCGGCCAAGGCGATGGCGATTCTCTGGGACGCCTATGACAAAGGCTACTGCGGCATGGCCGACAAGGACGAGCCGAACATCAAGATGGTCGCAGAGGGCGCATACCAACTGGCCGACGCAATGCTGGCCGCGCGGAGCAAGTGATGGAAGACCACCACATCGAAGAATGGCCGCCGCTCAACAGCACCACGCTTGTCCTGGCGATTGCGCTTGTGGCGGTGGCGGCCTACGTGTCGTCGTGGTTTCCGTGGGGGTGGGCGCTGTGAACGTCATCCAACTCGCCAATGCCCATGACACCGAAGGCCCCGCACTGATCGGCTCGCGCTGGCGGCCAGGGCACGTCATCAGACGCGATACCGAACTGGGTACTTTCGAGAGCGTGAACCCTCCGCTCGAAACGATGACGGAGGCGCTTGTACAGCGGGCGCTGCTCGCCAAGGCGAAGCCGTCGCTGGTTCAGCGGTTCCGCAACTACTTCTTCTTGGACACGAGGCTCATTCGATGAGCGGAGCCAAACGTCGCTACTACCAACTTCAACAGCAAGCACTACACGAAGAGGATACACATGAGCATCGCGACACTGATCCTTGGCGAATCAGGCACCGGCAAGACCACCAGCCTGCGCAACCTCGACCCCAGCAAGACCCTTCTGATCCAGGCCATCAAGAAGCCGCTCCCGTTCAAGGCTGCAGGCTGGAAGACGCGGGCCAGCCTGAAGTCTGAGGGCAACGTCATCCAGACCGACGACCCGGCGCTGATCGAGAAGCTTCTGCGCCAGTCTCCGCATGAAATCGTGGTCGTTGACGACTTTCAGTACGTCATGGCGAACGAGTTCATGCGTCGGAACCAGGAGAAGGGCTACGACAAGTTCAACGACATCGGCCGCAACGCTTGGAACATCCTCATGGCGGCCGGCGACCTGAGCGAGCGCCGCCGCGTCTACATCCTTGCGCACACGCAGTCGAACGAGCAAGGGCACGTCAGCATCAAGACCATCGGGAAGATGCTCGACGACAAGATCACCATCGAGGGCATGGTGACCATCGTCCTGCGCACCAGTGTGCGCGACGGAGCGTATTTGTTCTCGACGCAGAACAACGGCAACGACACCACGAAATCGCCCATGGGCATGTTCACCGATCAACTGATCGAGAACGACCTGGACGCCGTTGACAAATCCATCTGCGACTTCTACGGCATCGAGCCGGTGAAAGCCGCCGCCTAACTTCATCACAGCCACGAAAGGCAAGCACTGTGTACACACTCGACGCCAACGACGCACGTAAAGCAGACCAGCGCGGCGGACTCATCACCGAAACCGGCAAGTACATCGGCAAGTTCACGCGGGCCGAAGACATCAAGGCCAGCAGCGGCACGAAGGGCATCGACTTCTCGTTTGTGAGCAACACCGGCCAGAAGGCCCGTTTCGCGCTCTACACCACCAAGTCGGACGGATCGAAGATCAGCATCGGCCACGGCTTTGTCATGGCGCTGATGACGTGCCTGAAGCTGCGCGAGATCAAGCCGCAGCAGATGATGGTGAAGAAATGGGATCGAGACGCCAACGCTGAGATTGATGCCCAGGCGCTGTGTTTCCCCGATCTCATGGGCAAGCCCATCGGCGTGCTGCTGGAGGCGGAGGCCTACGAGAAGAACAACGGCGAGGTCGGCTCGCGCATGGTGTTGGCCGGCGTTTTCCAGGCCGAAACGGAGTTGACCGCCAGCGAACTTCTGGACCGCAAGGTGCAGCCCGAGCAGTTGAGCAAGATCGTCATGACGCTGCGTGACAGACCGCTGCGCGCGAAGAAGGCCGGCGCGTCCGGCGGCACATCGAAGACCGCAGCGCAAGGCTTCGATGACATGGATGACGACATCCCGTTCTGAAGGGAACACAGATGACCGCCCTCTACATCTTGGCGCAAGACTACCGCGCCGCCGCTGACAAGCTCGCCGACCTGGATCTGGACGAGCAGACCATCGCCGACACGCTGGAAGGCATGTCGGGCGAGCTGGAGCACAAGGCCGTTGCGACCGCCATGGTCGTGCGCAACATGCAGGCACTGGCCGCATCGATCAAGGATGCGGAGCAAACCATGGCCGCGCGTAGGAAGGCGCTGGAGGCGCGGGCCGAGCGGCTGACGGCCTACCTGCTGTCGAACATGCAGCACGCCGGCATCCAGAACATCACGAGCCAGCACTTTGCGCTGACGGTGAGGCAGAACCCGCCATCTGTGACGATCAACGAGCCAGGCCTGATCCCGGCCGAGTTCATGCGGCAGCCGGAGCCGCCTCCTCCGTCGCCAGACAAAAAGGCTATCGCCGAGGCACTGAAGGCCGGCCGCGATGTGCCGGGCGCCCATCTCTCGCGCGGCGTTCGCTTGGAGGTGAAGTGACAACTGAGCGCCCACAAAAGACATGCCCTCTTGTGTTGGCGGTTTTGCTCGCCGATACAGGCCCCATTGGCGTGTCGCATCAGGACATCCAGAAAGCCACTGGGCTGGATCCAGTTCGGGTATCTGCGGCACTGCGCCTGCTCCGCCTTGGCGGTCGCATGTTCGTCCTCGGCAAGTTCAATGACTCACGCTTCTTTGCCAGCCAAGAGCGCATGGAGTCATGTCGCGCCGCGTTCGATGTTTACATGGCAGAACTGACGGCCTCACGGAAAGCGAGAGCGCGCGAGAAGCGGAACGCCAGGAACCGGGTGTACTGGGCCGAGAAGCCGCCAGAAGAGAAGCGCCGGATGCGATCTGGAAAGAAGAAGAAGCCGAAGGCCGGGCCGAAGGTATCCAAGCGGCACCGTCAGGCGCCGATGAGCATCGCTGCCCCGGTCACCATCAGCAAGAAGCCGCAGGAGGCGTGGAAGAACGCCGAGCCGATCATCCCGCCGCACGTCAAGGTGCAGAAGCTGCCGGGGTGCCCGCCGGATCACAGGTTCCACGTCTCGCCTCACTTCAAGGGTGATTTCACGAAGGCTGGCATTGGCCGATACGTGGAGGTGGCATGAGCCTGACGCGCAGCGGCTTTAAGCGCCCAGCCTACGAGCGCCCACCCAGAGCACCGCTGGTGCCGGTAGAGCGACGAGGCGTGTACCGGACCGTATCGCAAGATGTGGCGGCAGTGCCCAAGGACAAGCGCGAGTTGGCGCCAGGCGATGAGGCGCGGCTATGGGCGCATGTTCGCTCACTGGAGTGCGCACGCTGCTGGCGCGAGGGACGCACTCAGGTCAGCCACTCAAATTCCTTGGCCGACGGAAAGGGTCGCGGCTTGAAATCGAAGCCGTACCGCGTTGCCGCCCTCTGTGTCGAGTGCCACGCCGCCATCGACCAAGGCAAGGAACTGAGCAAGGCCGAGAGGCACGAGGAATGGGAGCGGGCTCACAGGGTAACCGTGGGCTGGCTGTTCGAGAGAGGAATGGTGAAGCCGGTATGAGCCGTCAAATCGATGCTGGCAGCGTGTTTGCGTGGCTCACAGTCATCCACCGTGCGCCCGACCACATCACACCGGCCGGCAAGTCGCACCGGGCGTATTACTGCCGTTGCAGGTGCGGCGTAGAGAAGACCGTTTTGGGCGCCGCACTTAGGTCTGGCGCAACGAAATCGTGTGGGTGCTTCAGCCGCTCCAGCAGCGCCGCGCGGACAAGGCACGGATTTGGCGTTCGCAAGAACCGGACCGGCACATACAACTCGTGGGCGCAGATGCGCCACCGCTGCAACAACATGGATGCGGTCGGCTACCAGCACTACGGCGGGCGCGGCATCAAAGTTTGCGAGCGGTGGAACTCGTTCGAGAAATTCTTGGCCGACATGGGCGAGCGCCCGGCTGGGCATTCGATCGATCGCATTGATGTCAACGGCAACTACGAGCCGGACAACTGCCGGTGGGCGACCGCAGAGGCGCAGCGTAACAACACGCGGCGCAGCATCTTCCTGACCCACAACGGCGAAACAAAGACCGTTAGACAGTGGGCCGACGCACTGGGCATGCCATACGGGAAGCTGCGCTCTCGCATCAAGAGAGGGTGGACGACAGAAAGGGCATTGTCATGAAGCGCCAATTCGTTTTGGTCCATCAAGAGGCGCGACGGCGGGCAATGTCGGCCGTCGTGGATGCGCCCCCCGGCTATGTCATCACCGTTTCGCCTCCGACGAGAAGCAGCGCCGCCAACGCGCGCATGTGGGCGCTGCTGACGGATGTGTCGGAGCAAGTCGTCTGGCATGGCCGGAAGCTGTCGCCGGAGGCATGGAAGCACGTTTTCTCGTCGGCCCTGAAGAAGCAGGAGGTCGTCCCAAACATCGACGGCACCGGGTTCGTGGTCCTCGGGCAGAGCACGTCGCAAATGACAGTCGGCGAGATGAATGAACTTCAGGTGCTCATCGAAGCCTTCGGCTCGCAGCATGGCGTGCGTTGGTCAGACGAGCTCGCCCACACCAAGGCTACCGCCTGACATCTACACCAGAAGGATTTGAGGACATGCCTACCAACACCGCAGGGGAAGTGCCGGAACTGCCACAGCCGACGTGGTTCATCGCGAGCGGTCACGCACTCAAGAGCCGGCGCGAAGCCAAGCAATACATGATGGCCTTTTCCAGCGACGCCCGGGCTGCGATCCAGCCAGATGAGGTGTACACCGCCGACCAGATGCGAGCCTACGCACAAGAAGCAGTGCGTGCAGCGCTTGCCAGCAAGCCCGATGCTCGGATGCATGCGAGGGAGGCGGCGTCAGATGCGGAGTATTGGACAAGGAACCGCTCCAAGATCATCGACGCAATCGAGGCTGCGGGATACCGACTCACCAGCAACAAGGATGGGTTCTGGCTTGCGCCTGCGTCAGCAGAGGTGCGCGCCAATCGTGCAGCTCCAGACGTGGAGGGGCTGAAGCGGCTGGCGAGTCAACTCAAGAACGCTGCCTACAGCCATGGGGCAGACGATCAACGAGAGCACGCATCTGATCGCTTCTATGCAAAGGCCGACCAGAAGTCTCGCGACGCATTGGCCGCGCTCAATGCAGCCATCGACGCCCTCGCCTCAGCACATCAAGCAGTGGAGAAACAGCCTCAAGTCCATCCTGTCGCACTGAGTGGTGAGCCGTCTGGCGCGGTCAGTGAGGCCGATGCCTTTCTGGCCGAGGTGCGCGCCGAGTTGATCCGAGCCCGCGCCAAGTTCCCCGGCGACAGGATCATGACCATTGCGCTAGCGGAGGAATTCGGCGAGTTGTGCAAGGCGGTGCTGGACGAGCCATCTGCCAATGTGCGCAAGGAGGCGGTGCAGACCGCGGTCATGGCGTGCCGAGTCGCTCTCGACGGGGATGGTTCCGTGGATGCGTGGCGCCGCGAGCGTGGACTTGATCCGCTGACGTGCTCCGCCATCTCTCAATCCACCACCAGCGCAGAGGGGAAGACATGAGCACCGAACGTGAACTGCTGGAGAAGCGAAAGCGCGAACGCCACGGGATGAACAAGTCGCCTGAGCATCGAGCGTGGGTTCACATGAGGCAGCGCTGCAACAACCAGAAGAAGCGCGAATGGCCGCACTACGGCGGGCGCGGCATCAAGGTCTGCGCGCAATGGGAGCGCTCTTTCATCGCCTTCCTGGCCGATGTTGGTATGCGTCCAAGCCCATCTCATTCGCTTGACAGAATCGACGTGAACGGCAACTACGAGCCCGGGAACGTCCGGTGGGCCACACAGCAACAGCAACTTGAAAACACAACCGTTGTTCGTCTCGTCGCGCTCAATGGAAAAACGCAATCCATCAGCGCCTGGGAGCGCGAGATGGGCCTGCCAAAGGGGATGGTTCGATCCCGCGAGTCACGCGGCTGGTCAACCGAGGCAGCCATCACGACACCTTCGATACCGGGTCAGAAGAAAGTCATGAGCGTGAAGCGCGACTATTCAACCAGAAAGCGAGACTGGCATGGACGATACCAAACTGATTGAGTTGGCGGGCAATGCTGCGGGAGAGGTGTACACAGCGGACGAAAACCCCCTGACTTCTGATGCACTCGCTCTGAGGCTGGCGGTGAAGTTGGGCGTCGGCATCCAGCACAGCGCGACCATCGACACACAGGAACAGTGCATTGAGACGTTCGACTCGCTGTCTCGGTTTGATGGATGGTTTGAGGAGGTGATCGGCGACGACCCCTACGCCGCTACTCGCCGCGCTGTTGTCAAAGCAGCAGCCGAGATCGCGAGGCGCGCGGCTTCCAGAACGCCGGCTGGAGCGTCAGAAGCCGGCCACGCAGCGCAACCGAATCAACAAAAGGATCCCTCATGACTGAGCGCGAAGCGTACCCCGAGCAGGATCACATGGCGCTCGGGGAGTACTACCTGCGCCACATCGATCGCATGACGGCCGAGGGCCTGCACCGCAAGTCCGACATCGCTGCGCAACTTGCATGGCGTGATCGAGAGATCGACAGGCTGCGAGCCTCCACCCCCATCCCAGCAGGGGAGCCGAAGCCGGTGGCGTGGCAAGGCGTTCACGAGCCGTGGGACTTCTGGCGGAGAAAGCCGGAGGGGATTGCTGTTCGCCCCCTATTTGCCACCCCTCCAGCCCCACCAGCACCCAAGGTGGTGCCGCTGTCGGAGGAGCAGATCTACCAAGCATGGCTCTCCTACCCGTCAGACGCCCTACGCACTAACACGATGCACAGCGACGTTCTGTACGCGGTCGCCCGCGCCATCGAAGCCGCCCACGGCATCGGCACTCCGCCTCCCACCCCTCGCGATGACGGGAGGGGCGGATGAGCCGCGACCACCTCAACGGAAGCCACGAGCGCTTCAAGCCGCTCGGCCCGGGCGCTGGTGGAGGGCTACTTGCTGGGCACCTGCTTGGATGGACAACTGTCTGTGCAGTTGAGTGCGACCCCTATGCCGCAAGCGTTCTTGTCGCTCGGCAGAATGATGGGTCGCTGCCGCCTTTCCCGATATGGGATGACGTTCGCACCTTTGACGGACGACCGTGGCGAGGCACTGTTGACGTGGTATCGGGCGGCTTTCCGTGCCAAGTCAACAGCGGCGCATCTAGAGGACGCCGAGTGGCTGAAGACCTCTGGCCGGAGTTCCTGCGGGTCGTGGCAGATGTCGCTCCCGGCGCTGTCTTTGCCGAGAACGTCACACGCAAGGCCATCGACGCGGCGGCCGACGACCTCGGGGCGCTGGGTTACACCGCCCGCTGCATTGCGCTTTCCGCGGAAGACCTGGGTGCTGACCACATTCGGCAGCGGTACTGGCTTCTTGCATACGCCGACCCACACAGCGAACTACGCATGTGCATCGATGCAAAAGTGGCCAAACTGTCGGGAGTACGTCCGCGTGTTTGGGAAACCTACCCCAACGAACCACGAGTGGTTGATGGGCTGGCCCATCGGTTGGACCGACTTGAAGCCACTGGCAACGGACAAGTTCCATGCGTGGCGGCAGCAGCATTTTGCGCCCTGTCAGCGGCGTTCAACTGAGCTTGCGGAGGTCGCGTGATGCTGACCGCCGAATCCCCGAGCGCCCATCTCATTCAGCAGAGGTAAGCAGTGCTGAGTGCAGTCGAGGTCGCAGAAGTTCTTGGCATCAGCCCGCGCATGGTCTACGAACTGGCGCAGGGCGGGAAGTTGCCGGCGTATCGTTTCGGTCGAAAGTGGGCCTTCGAGCCCGCACACGTAGAGGAGTTCAAGGCCCGATGTCTATTCGCTGGGACAAGCGCAACAAGTGCTGGCGGTACGAGTTCGACCGCTACATTCAAGGCAACCGCCACCGGTCTAGCAAGTGTCTTCCGCGCGGCTGGAGTCAAGCCGAGGCAGACGCCTTTGACCGAACCGAAAGCGCCAGGCTCTACGCGATTGCGGCTGGCATCCGCGACGACGACCCGCTGATCGAGACCGCCGTGGCGCTGTATCTCGGCGACAAGACCGGCCTCAAGTCGTTCAAGACCGCGGCGGAGCACCTTGCCGCCATTTTCCCAGCCTACGCAGGCAGGCGTATGTCGGCGCTGCCTGACGTATCTCGGGACATCAACAGCAAGCGCGCCCGCGAGGACGGCAAAGGAGTGCTCAGTGATGCAACGATCAAGCAACGACTCGCCCTGCTCAAGGCCGCCTGCCGATGGGCATGGAAGCGGCATCAGCTCACCAAGCACGACCCCACGCAGCAGATGGCACTACCTTCCGTTCGGAACGAACGCCACGACTACCGCGGTCGCCGTGAGATGCTACAGGCTTGTCGAGCCTGTACGAACTGGCAGGCACAGGTCGCCATCCGAGTGGCCTTCTACACAGGCATGCGACTCGGGGAACTACTTCGCGTTCGGCCTGATGGTGGAGTCCTGCTACTAGAGGACACGAAAAACGGCGACCGCCGAGCCGTGCCCATCCACCCCAAGATCGCGCACCTAGCGCGGTTCCTGCCGCTGCCCGGGCCGAAAATCACCATCCAGCGTGCATGGGAGCGGGCGCGCGACAAGGTGGGCTTGTACGGCGTTCGGTTCCACGACCTGAGGCACTGGGCAGCATCGGAGATGGTGAACGCGGGGGTGGACCTGTACGCGGTCGCCAGCGTGCTTGGACACCGCGACATCAGGACGACGAAGCGCTACAGCCACCTCAGCACAGACACGCTGGCCGCCGCGGTCGGCAAGATTGGAAGGAGAGCGTGATGTGCGAGTGCTACAAGATCGGCGGACCATGGATCTCGTTTGACCCTGAGTGCCCCGCGCACGGCTACGAGGCGCAGAGGCGCGAGGCGGAGCGGGAAGACGAGACACAAGAACTGCGCAGGCGCATTGCGGATCTGGAGGCTGCTATAGCCGCGTTGGGCGGAAATCCCCGCACATCTGGCGGAGAGGGTGGGATTCGAACCCACGTCACGTCAAAAACGTGAACCGGATTTCGAGTGCGATGGCGCTGTGCATGCGTACAGTAGCGCTCATAGGTAAGACTGGACGCGCATACAGCGCGCCAACCGCCCCCAAAGCACCGCCTCGGGCGAAAATCCCCGCACACCATGCCCACCCGCAAGCGCCCCACCCCACCGCCGAAAGGAACGACATGACCAAAGTAGTCGTGGAGATTGATCTGGATGATGACTTCGACGGGATCGACCTGGAGTTGGCAATCGACGAAGCCCGTAGGCGTGGCGCGAAGCGGGCTGTGGGGGTGCTGGTGAAGGTTCACCACCTCTGGGTCATGAAGATCGGCCGCCCCGAGTGGTCAAAGCTTGGCGCCGAGGTGAAACTGCCTGACTAGCGGCCTTGGCGCGCTCAATCCGCTGTGCCGCCTTCTCGTCTTCGTGGCAGCCGCGAAGGCACCAGCCAATGGCAAAGCCGACGACGACCAGCAGGACAGCGATGACATCCATCATGATGCAAGCCGGTCATACCGCGCAGCATCACCAAGCCTGTCAAGCTCGTGTCTGTGCAGCGCCTCTCGCATCAGGCCGATGTCGGCGTGATCTGCTTCGGCAGGAATCCAGCACCACAGTCCGTTGACAGCATGCCAGGCCCCAGGAACTCCGCGAGTGGACTCGGCTACGGCCATGAGATCGGCTGCGGCTTGTATGGTGGGATTACAGGTCATGGCTTGTGGACTCCAGCATTCCCACATCCACGCGGTGCCGCTCTATCTCGCCGTACTCGCGGTGGTGGACTATCAGGCGCATGTCACGCCCTGCCCGGTAGCCGTGGCCGGCGGCATAGGCGTCCTTCGCGGCCAGCGTGCGGAATGATTCGCAGACGACGCCAGGCAATTCGGTGACCGTGCTGCTGTGGATGTGGCCCGTGTACCAGTACCGATGCTTCGTGGCGCCCCAGTCCTCCGGGCGGTCGGCCGCCATGACGCCGCCAAGGGTCGCGTGCTTCGCCGTGTCGCCGTGTGTTGAGGCGATGAGCACCTTGCCGAACCGGTGATACCAGAACTTCCCAGGCGTCAGATCCACCGTGACGCGCGGGTTGTTTTCGAAGTAGGCGGCGATTGTCAGGGCCAGCGCCCACTTGGCCTCTGGGTCGTGATTCCCTGGCTCGAACCGGGCGATGACGCGGGCATGCTTCTCCAGTAGGCGCAGGATGGCGTGACGAACCGCCTTGATCCCGATCATCAGCACCTTCGGGTAGCGCGAGTCAACGTCTAATTGGTGCTTGTGTGCCGGCGTCTGGTTGCTCTGATCGTTGGCGTGGAAAAAGTCGCCGAGCGGCAGCAGGACGGCGGTTTCGGCTGGCGGCGCGGCCGAAACAAGCCTGTCAACCGCACCGAGCGTCAGGCGTTCCGCAACCTCAAGGTCGAATGCATCGCCGCACTCGCGAGCCCACGCATACATGCCGAAATGTGGGTCGCCCCATGGGTAGACGGCCAGCAGATCAGGGTAGGAGTGCGCTGGCGACTCCACTGCCGGCGACAGCCCTTTCGCGTCCTTGGTCAGGTATTCGACGAACTCTCGCAGGATAGCTTCTGACTGAGCGCTGTCACGCTCGGTTTTGACCCAGGTGAGAACCGGCTCGGCTTGGCCTTCCTTGTAGAGATGGCTGGCGCCGCGCAGGCGCTGCCCAGGCGCTGCCGGGTGGCGAAGGTCATGCTCCGGCGAGTACCCGAAGATCGCGGCCTTCTTCATAACCAACTCAATGGCCTGATGGACGGACGAGTAGTTGACCCCCAGCGCTTTTGCCGCAGCGCGCTTCGACCCGTGAGCATTGATGGCGTCGATGAACTCGACCTGACGCGGCGTTGCCCATGTCTTGAGCTTTTCGTCCACCAGGTAGGTCGGCGCCGGCATCACTCGCCTCCGGGGACCAAAAGCTGCTCAAGCGCGTTGATGACACGATGCTCCTTCGAGCCAAGGTCATCTTCTGTCGCGTGCGGGTTCTTCGCCTCCTGCACCAACTCGTAGAGCAGGACGTGGAGCAACTCATGCACTGCCGTCTGTTCCAGCGTGGCGCTGTTGATCGGCGACGACTTCCAGTCCCTGCCAACCCGGGCCGTGACTTGCCGCTGGAGCCAGTCCCATTTGTCCATCTCGGCCATGGCCTTCTTAGCCGGGATGGGTGAGTAGACGATGCGCCAATCCTGGAGGCCGAGCTTGATCTGCCATGCCCTCAGATGGCGCCAGTACTCCGCCACGTCGGCGTCTGTCAGGAGCGCCATGATTGCGGCGTCGCCTTGGCCTGCGCTGCCCGCATGCGCTGTTGCCGGGCGCGCTCGTCGTGGATCGCCTTCACACCAACGTGCGCGAGCAACTGCAGCTTGTTGCTGTCGATGTGCATTGCCCGCCAGATGGCGACCTCGGCCGCCAATCGCTCCTCGTTGGTCTGCGCGAAGGTCTTTTCAAGCGCGAGTTCGACTGCGGCGCGCTCTTGGTCTGTGAGGCGGTCGGTAATCATGGCTAACCTTGCCATTCGCCGGTTTCGATTTGGCGCGCCATCTTCCGAGCCCGCCTCGGCGTCTGTGTCGCCCATTTGCTCATGAGCATGAGGTGGGCGGCATGGGCGTAGCGCTCATCACGGATGGCGCCCAGCGTCTGCTCGAAGCCCAACAATCCGCCGACGCCCATCTGGAACGCCATGTTCAGCAACGCACCCTGCCGCGGCTCGTTGAGTCGTCGAACCCATGGCAGCGCCTTCTCCAAGCTCCGCAGCGTCCGCTCAATGTCGTTGCCGAGTAGGTACTCGGCCTCCTGTTCGCTGATGCCGCCGCCCTTGCGCTCATCGATCAGCCGGCCATAGCCGATGGTCCAATACGAAAGTTTGTCCTGATACGCATGGAGGACCAGCCCTTCATCGGACTTCAGCTGGCGGGCGAGTTGTCGCCGTAGGTCATCCATCATTCCGGCACCACGTAGCAAATTCGACCGATAGTCACAGGCAGATCCAGCCGCTGGCCGTGCCGCTCGATGCGGAACGTCATGGGCTTGCCTATCTCATAGGAATCGCGCGAAAACGAATCTAGGTTGAGCCACTTGTCGCCAACCTGGAGCCCGGCTCGCTCCGCAGGACTGCCGGGCGCAATCTCCAGCACGTAGCTGGCGCCATGCACGACCCCGACGCCACGGTAGAACGCCGGGCACGCCAGTCCATCTCCGTCGCCCGTTGGGCTTGGGAGAAGCTGCATCGCGAAGTCTTCTTCGCCATCCTGCTGCCGGGCTACCGCCTGCACGCCATCTGCGCCACCGGCACGCTCTCCCGGCAGCAAGGCCAGGACCAGCGCAGCGTGAACCACGAACGATCCCAGCGCGCCGACGGTCCGGCTCATATGCTGGATCCGCGTGTGGATTGCGCTCTGATGGCCTGCTCGATCAGACGCATCTCACGCTTGGAGACGATGGCGCATCCACCGCCCTCTGCGCACTCCTTGCCTTGTTTGCTGCCAAGGAGTAAGACACCTTCGCCAAACATGTCCACCTGTACGGAGCAGGCTGCGAACACTGCGCAGACCATGACGGCAGCGGTCGCCGCCACAGTGATTCCGATGACGGCGATTCGCTTCATGGTGACTGGCTCCTACTGGATGGACGAGGCAGCCGGAGTTGCCGGCTTGGCGCAGAGCGAGTCCGCATCGCGAAATCGCCTCACCACTGAGGCATGCACGTCGGATGGACCGGCTAGCTTGTCGTCGATGTGCGCGGTGCTGTCGCGGTGCTTGCACATGAGCACCGGCTCGCCGCCGATGCCGTAGCCGTTGAGCGTGGAGCAGCCGGGCAGCAATTGCACCAACAGAGCCGCGATGGACAGGAGTAAGAGGGTGCGTTTACTGCTCAGAAGAACGAGGGTGCGTCTCATGCGTCGTCCTTCATCGGTTGCGTCTCTTCGAAGCCGGTCGGGAATTGCTTGATGACCCGCAGAAGCGGAATCACCAAGGTCGCGACAACAGCATTGATGGCGGCAAAGACGTTCGGCGCGATGTTTGCGCCAAGCCCCCACCAGTCAGCGGCATAGGCGGTGTCGAAGAAGCCGAGCAGCACCGCCGCGACCACGCAGTACATGCGGTGCGCCTTGCCGGCGTTGCTGACCAGCTTCATGGTTCAGGGAGCCGGCTCGGCGTCCGGGACCAGTGCATCGATGCCGGCGACACGGGCGGCCACTGCGGCGAGCGCGGCGTCCACCTCGGGGGTGGTTTGACCGGCAGCGGCCACGGCATCCTTCAGCGCAGCGACTTCGGCAATCAGGGCCTCGGTCTCGGTGCCGACCTTGGCAACCGCAGCGTTCAGGGTGTTGAGGGACTCGAGAAGTTCAGCTTGGTTCATGGAAACCGTCCTAGACAGTTGGTGGATGGAATCGAGGATTGGGGCCAGGAGCCACGAGCGCATGACTTCGGAAAGGCTCATTGCGACTTCCTTATCTCGCGCCAGATCTTGATTGCGTTGAGCACGCCGACGACGATGAGGACCGCCGTGAGCGCCACACCCAATCCCTCCTTAACCTGGGTCAGCGTGAACGCCGTGGCGCCGCCAAGCAGCCACTTCCACATGATGTGGAGCCAGAGGACCGAACCGTCCCAAAGGTGGCGGAGGCCGTCCCACAAGTGATGCATGTGCTCTGTCATGGCATCACGACGACGTGAACCCAACGATGGAGATCGCGAGCGATCCACCAGCAACCGCAGATGCCCAGGTGAGCGCGGTGTTGGAGTTGATCGGGTAAAACGTGACTACCGTCCCGTTCACATAGCCAACCACGGCCGTTGGGAACAGGGTGCAGGGGCCGACGATCACATGGCCGGTGACGCTGAAGGGAAGCGTGATTCGAAACGTCCCGGTGCCGGCCGCAGACCAGTTGATGGCGCCGAAGTTGTGCTCCAGCAGGAATGAGGTGTGGTTCTTGATCGCCGGGGCGACGAAGCCGCCCACCGCAGTAGGCGATGTCGGGTCGCCAGTGCTCCCGTTGAGCGTGACCGTGAGGTCTTGGGTGTGGTCAGCGTTGTACGGGCTGCCAGAACTGTTCGTGACCGTCAACTTGGCAAAGGTCGGCGTGTCGTATGCGACTTGATCGCGGCAGTTCTTGAACTTGGTTTCCTGCTGGGCCGTCAGCAACACCGAGTCATTGCTCGTCGGCTTGATGACCCGCATGTTCTCGAACAGCGTCTGATAGATCGTCCCGGATGAGCCGATGACGATGGAGCGCGTTTTCGTGTTCGCCAGGCCGATGTGCTGGCCGCTGATGAACTCGTGCCCGGTGCAGTTGCCTGTCACCGTGTCGTTGATCAGCAATTCTTGCGTGACGTTGCTCGCGCCCTGCGGCTCCAGCGTGTAGTCGCGGAAAACGTTTCCGTGCCCGCCGTCAACCTCCAGCAGGCTTGTGGAGGTGGTGCCAGAGTTGTTGAAGCAGACGAAGTGCGACAGCACGTTGTCCGAGCAGCTCTCCAGGATGAGCGCCGCACGTGCCCCGTGGTAGTGGACGCAGTTCTTCGACGAGCCGGTGAAGCACGACTTCAGGAACGCGCCGTCAGTGCCGCTGTTGGTAATGACGTGGTCGAGTTCCCAGTAGGTCAGGTTCTCCAGGTGGAACGGCCTGGCAGTCGCCAGTGACATCGCCACATCGCGGACGATGATCTGATCGACCGCCCCCTGCGAAACGCCGATCATCTCCAGGCAGCGCGCGGCGATGCTGTTGGCGTTGAGCTTCAGGTATTCGATCGTCACGCCCGAGTAGGCGCCGCTCGGGTAGCTGACCATGGCCGAGCCGGAGAAGCCGGCCAGCGCCTTGATGATGGCCTTTTCGCGCTTGCGCCCCGCGAGCGTCTGCTGCGTCATCGGTGTGAGAGGCACGCCGATCCCGTAGGTACCAGGCGTAAAGTCGATTTCGTAGCCGGTTGCAATGATGGTGTTTAGTGCCGCGGCCACGTTCAGGCTGCCGGTGTTCGACAGCACATCGGCCACCTCGGCGTCGGTCATCGCCCAGGTCGACGGCGGCCGGCCGTAGCTCGCCAGGCCCAGCGACTTCACCGGGTAGATCAGATCGTATTTCGACTTGACGAGTGCGGCGCCCTTCGCGGCGTCGGATGTATCGACGAGGTGGCTCGCGACCGACAGCGCGTTGAAGTCGTCAGCGGTCGGGATTTGTCCCTGATAGAAGGGGAGTGTCATTGCCGCGTCGCCACCTGTCTGGGCGGGGACGAACGCCCCCAACCGTTGGCATGGTTCCCGTGGGGCACTGACAAATTAAGGGTGGAACCTGTCAGCCTTGGCGCGGAAGCGTGAAAATGCCGCGCATGCAGTACGGACCGCACCCATATTGGGGATAGCAAAATGCGCCGTCGTCGCCGAAAGTAGCGAGGCCCCGGCAACGACCGCTAATCGCTACCGGAGCCTCTAACCACCAACGCCGAAGGAGGGCATCGTGGCTGTCTCTATTCTGTACCGTGTCGCGGTTCTTTCAACCCTCGTGCTGGTGGCCGCCTGCGGCGGTGGGGGCGATGGGCAGGAGATCGAAGAGCCCGACCAGCTTGAGGCGCGATCGGTCACGATCCAGCCAACCGGTTGCAACGTGATTCCGCGCCCGCCCGCCTGTCTCTAGTTCTCCGGCGGCGTGGGCCACTGAATGGCGGACGGGAAGCCTGGCTGCTGCGGAACGTCGCGCAGAGCCTGCCGGTAGTCCGCCCACTCCTTTGGCATCGCACGAGCTCGCTCGGACGCCAGCACTACGACCCAATCGCTATCCCTCAGCCTCCCGTCGCGGGTCGCTCTGGCGCTAGCCGCAATGGCTTCCTCGCTCGGCTCTGGCGGCTCGTATGCCACCAGTTCGCCCGTCTCGATATCCACTCTGAGGGTCGCAATCGGGTCGGCCGTGCGCGGCAATGCGGCGCAACCTTCCGGCGTGTTCGGGGCAAGCATCCTCTCCGGGCCGCTGTACGAACCACCAGTGAACACGCCATCCTGCAGGCGGTAGAAGTACCAAGTCATTTCTTTATCATCTCGATGAGGATGCGGGGGTTCTCGTGGTACGTCACCGTCGCCGACGGCGAGCTTGGGGCGTTATGTCTAACGCGGACAAACAGATTTTGATTCGGGAATCCTGTGTAGTCGAACTCGCCACGGAGCGTGTACGGCGTGCGGTCAGTTCGGTAGGCCGCTGCCGCGCCGAACGTGTCAATCGATCCGTCGAAGATCGATAGGCGCGAAAGGTAGCCGGCAGCGTATCCAGTGCTGCCAGCCCCACCAGCGATGTCTACGCTCGCCTCTAGGAATGCCGTGACAACAACCTTGCAGCCGTTGGGGGCCGGAGTCGTGAAGGCCACCGACTCCACCGCGGCGGTATTCGTGAACGTCCGCGTTCCGGCCGAACTCACGTAGGTGACAAGCTCAGTGGCAGCCTCATCAACTAGCTGAGGTGTGTCGATCGCGGTCGCCCCGCTCACCGTGTGGGCGATTACAGACCATGGACCCTTGTCGTCCGTCCCGTTCACGGCGCGGACCTTGATGACCAACCTGTCGCCATGCTTCGGCCCTACGATGTAGGCGCCGGTCGCGTCACCTGGCTCGTCCTGCCTCACCCATGGAGTGGTCCCATCGCGCCACATCACCTCGATGTGTCCGCCTTCGATCACGTAGCGGTCCGTCGTGCGCGTCCACGTCACCGACACGCGCGGCACCAGGATGCCAGCGTTCGACTTCAGCGAGGTGGAACTGCTGCTGGAGGCCGCCAAGCCTGCCAAGGCAGAAACGCTGCGGGGATTCGGCAACGCCGTGTTGGGCGTCGGATCGGCGGTCGCCGCGTCGGCCAGGTCGTAGATTTCCTCCGCATCCTCCTGCAGCGTCAGCAAGACCGGGGAGGTCAAGCCGAAGTTCCAGTCCGTGACCCGGAATACCTTGTCAACGAAGCCGTACTCCGCCGAGTTGACCGTAATGCGGTCGCCAACCTGCAGCGGCCATGCCCGCAACTTCGCCGGATAGCGGATCACCAGGGAGGAGCGGTTGCGCTCCACCATGATGCGGGCTATGTTGCGGCAGCGCGCCGGCCGGTTGGTGAATGGGAGCGTGATGTCGGACCACAACTCCACACCATCGTCCGAAACGAACGTGCTGTTCTGATATGGGGGGCGGAAGTCAACCGGCGTCGCCTTGGGCGTGGCGTAGACCGAGACCGCGGCGTTGTCGTCCACCGCCCGGAGCAGGCCCGGTGACTGGATGACGATTGACCCAGCGCCAGCAATACCTGTCGTCACCTCATACAGGTTGTCGTCGCCAGCGAATGAGACCGAGTTGCCGGCAACTATCGTGCCAGAACCAGAATCCAATGCGATGGTCGCTGCGTTGACCGAATGCGCCCCGTTGGCTTGGTAGCCGCTGGCCGTCCCCACTGGCACGGTGTATGGAATGTAGGTGCCGCGCAGGCCGTTGATGAGTTCGTCCATCGGCGCGCCGGCCTGCACGATGTCGATTTGCCCATCAAGGTCGTCGTCCGTCAGTCCACCTGCGATTGTCCCAATCATCGACTCGCCAACGGTAAAGCTGACGCCGATGCGATCCGACCCAGGATCACCCGGAAGAGTTACCGGCGCCGTCCACGCGCCGGCCATGATCTGCCACTTGGCGCCGTAGACCACACTGCCGGCCATCGACTCCTCAAGATCATCCAGCACGGCCTCTTTGGATTGATCTGTGGTGAGCGTACCGTTGCAAGTGAAGGTCTTGCCGGTGTAGTCGCCGCTGCCGTCGTTCAGCGTGATCGACACATCGCAGGCATTGGCTGCCGCGTTCGTGTAGGTGTCGTCGATGTCCGCAGAGGTGACGTTGTAGCCCCACTGGTTCGTCAGCCAGTCCCGGATGCACAGCGCGGGGTTGTCGCTCCACGCCGTTGACCCGGTGCGCGGGTCGTAGACCTTGCGGCCGGACACATCGAACGTGAAGAAGCTCGTGGGGTCACCCTGGAAGCGCTTGTCATCCAGGTCCATCGTGACGGTCACGTATGTCCGGCCGCGGCCACGGTGGGCGCCCGTCCACTCTGTCGGCTTGACGCTGTTCAGGTAGGTGTCAACCGTCTGCGAATCGGTGCCGAGATGCTTGCTGTAGCGGATGACAGAGCGGCCCGACGAAACCGTGTAATCTACCGTGATTGCGTTGGTGCCGTCCGGGTTAGTGATCCTGGTATTGCCGTTGCTCAGTGTCGGCGTGACGCTGACGTTATCCGACAGCGATGCGTCGTAGTAGTAGCCGTTGAGAACGCTCACGACCGGCTCGGACACGTCTACGAAGCTGCCCGCCGGCACCGTTACCTTGCGCGTTTCCGTGCGCGTCGAGAAGAAGGCACCACCCGTCGCCCAACCGTCTGCGTCCACCGGGCCGATGGGAGTGCCCTGAACGAACATCTCGTGAATCGCCTCGCACTCGTGGTGAGCGATCTCAACCACCAGGTGCTTTATGCCGTCCGGCCGGGTGTAGGAGGTGCCATCCTCATTCGTCGCGGTCTTATCGCTGGTGAACATCGCCACCACGTCGCCGCCTGTGATGCAGCGGCCGTAGATGACGCGCCACGATGGCGTCGCGCTCAGGAGCGTGTGGCTTCGGTCCTGCAGGCTTGCGATTCGTTGGGCTCGAGCTTCCGCTGCGGCCTTGCGGGCCTTCTTCCGGGAGCGCGCCGACTGCGTGATGGAAAAGGCGGCCAGGGCAATGTAGGCGCCATATGAGACAACAAACGAGGTCGCCGCTATGGCGGCTGCTGTGCCGCCTACGCTGTACGCGATCGTTGCAATGACCGATACCGGGTCGGCCATGGCCGGCGCCGACGCAAGGCCCAGCGCTAGAGCGATGGCGGTCTGCTTCAGGCGCATGTGAGCCTCCAGGCGTGCGAGGCTTTCGCCATCGGCTCGAACATGAATCCGCCGCCGGCCATGAGGAACACCGCCTGCCGGCCGTTGCAGATGCCGACCGCTGCGCCGTCAGGCAGGTTCATATGCACGATGTCTCCGGTCTGCGCCAATGCAGCCGGGATCGGCTCACGGCCAAGGCGCAGCGTCCAGGCCGAGAGCAGCGAGCCGCCGAGTTCACGCAGCAGCCTGCGCGTTGCCATAAGGTCTGGCGTCACCGGGAGTCCATCCATCGGGTCGGGCTGCCCGTTCGCACGCAGCCAGCCGGCCACGAAGTGACAGCAGTTCGAGCGCTCCCAGTCGAACGCCGGGAACGAGGCGAGATAGGCGGCGAGCGAGGCCATCACTCAAACGAGGCTTGCCAGCGCCTCGACAGCCACTGCTGCTGCTTGTCGAGCAGCGTGGGGATGTACTCATAGAACTTGTCCCCGGCGAACTCAGCTTGCTGCTGGGCATCGCTCAGTCGTAGGCCATCCGTGTTGCGCGCACGGGCCATCCCGGCGCGCGTGCATGGCAGAACGATTCGCCCCGTGCTAGGGCCGTCCTGCGACGGCTTGCGCTCGATGCGCACCGGCTCCATGTAGCCCTGCCAACTGAGCTTCGGCTCGCCTGCCGGCTTGAACGTGGAGTCGATGAACTGGCCGTACAGGCGAATGGCACGCCCGCGGTAGGTCGCTGGGTCCAGCGTCGATGCGAGAAACGCCGAGTTCACGACCGGCATGGACAATGTGATCTTCTCGCCGGCCGTGTTCTCTGATGCAGAGACGGCCGACACCTCCACGCCGCCGCCGCTGGCGATGTAGGTGTGCCCATTCCAATCAATGGCGACTGCGCTGGTCGTGAAGTACACCGTGCCTCCGGTGAACTCCAGTTCCACCAGCCAATGAAAGCCACGCGCCGTCGATGTGGCGGCGGCTTCTGCGTCGCTGTCTAGGCCGAGACTCACGACGTTGCGATTTTGTTGATGGCGAAGTTGATGACGACTGCCTCAGAGAGGGAGCCGCCAGAAACGTTCTTCACCATGATTCGACAGTAATCGGTGCCTACGGCGCCCCAGATGTTGTAGTTGGCCCCTGATACCGTCTCGTTTTGAGTTAGGGTGATCGTTGTGTCATTCAAACCGATCAATGTGTTGCTCAGGAGGAACTGAACGGTTGCGCCGCTGGCGAGAGCGGCGTTGTGCATCGTGATCTGCCCGCATGGCTTGTTCAGCGTGACGGTGGTTGACTTGCTCGTTGTCTGCGTGACGCTGCCGCCGCTGCCAGTGCCATAACCGATGCTCCCGGAGGAGACTTGAAGGAAGTCTCCGTTGGAGTCGAGACGCATCCGCGTCGTGCTGCTGTTCCCGAGAGTCACTACACCAGGAAGCGTGGCATGGGTCGATCCGTAGACCTGTACGAAGCCGCCGGCAGTGACGGTCGCAAGAGGGTCCGCGCCAATGGTGTACGAGAACGCCGTGCTACCGCTGCCGCCGACGTTGGAGCCAACCGAGAGCCCAGCAGCTAGCGCTAGGTTGTAGCTCGAATCAACCGTGAACTTGACGTTCGATCCGGTGTAGCCCGCAAAGGCGCCATATGCCGGGGTCGTCCATAGTTCGCGCAGCGAGTAGTTCTCGTGCAGCATCGACTGCAACGGCGAGATGGTCGATGGGCTGGTGAGTGTGGTTTCGCTCATGGCATCAGGCCGAAAAGGTTTCTACGAAATCGGCCGCTGCACCACCAGAACGGCGGTAGGCCTGTGTGCTGTACTTCCAACGCGGAGCGCCTTGCATTCGGTAGTACGCAAGCGGCTTGACGATGGTCACAGCCGTCCCCTGCGAGAAGGCTCTGCGCGTCGGAGGCTCAAAGGTGACGGTGATGTAGTTCGCGTCGATCCACGAGAACGAGGTCCAGGTGAACCCGGTCCAGGTGAACGCCCCACCAGAGCC